AATATTTGCATTTTCTACTATTAGAGTAGCATTATTATATTCAGTTGATACTGCTACTAATAATTTTCCAAAATCTTTAGTAGGTAATTGGCCTTTAAATTCTGCTACTTGTATAGATCTATTAATATCTACTATATGGAAAGATGAATGGTCTTTTCCATCTCCTCGAGCAACGTCAGCTACAACCATATAATCTTGGGTATAATCAGGATATTCCCATATCCATAAATTTTGACCCATTCCTCTTTTTTCAAGGGGTTCTTTTATAGTAGTATTTTCTATATAATTAATTAATTCAGGAACGAAGAATGTATCACCAGATGTAGTAAAGTCACAATCACATTCTTGGGCAGCCATTCTAATTCCCAATTCATCATCTTGTTTATCTCTCCAAGTTTGATCTCTTTCAGGGTGAACTTTCCAAGGCAATTTAATAGGAGTAAAACCATTAGACCCTTCTTGTGCTTTAGTCCACATTTTATGGAACCAGTTTCCAGTTCCATTAGGAGTAGAAAGAATTATTGCTCTACCCCCTGTTGCTAAGGTTTGTTGAGCAGATCCCCAAATTTCTTCAATTTTATTAGCTTCAATAAATGCAGCCTCATCAATTACTAGTAATGAAATTGCTTCAGATCTACCAGCATCACTTGCTGCTGATACTGCTTTAATTTGAGAACCATTACTTAACCTTAAAGATAATCTATTATTTTCAGCTGAGGGTAATTTCATCCAGCTAGGTAAATTATCATACATAAACCTTACTTTAGTTACAAGGTTCTTAGCAGTTTCTTGTTTAGTAGCTATAACAAGGATGTTTTTATCCTTTTGAAAAATCATCATATGTAAAGCTATACCTGCTGAAAGAGTAGATATACCTAACTGGCGTGATTTTAAAATAATACTTTTATCGTGTTTACTTAATAAAGTAAGTAGTTTTTCTTGAAAAGGGTATAAATTAAATTGAGATCGACCCCTAGTAGGGTGTTGTATCCAACAATATTTCTTCATAAAATGGACAGGATCTTGTGCCGATTTTATGAATTCTTGTTTGATTGTTTCTTTAATATCCATCATATATACATATGTGAAAAAAATGGGGGGCCTAAGCCCCCCACTATATTAATATAAAATATTCTTAAAATTAAAGACCTGCAAGTTTTTGCATACGTGAAATTGATTCATTAAGTTCAATTGATGAAGAATTTTCTTCTAAATCAATATCTTTATCTTCATCCATTACAGGTTCTTTGGTAGATTTTTTACCATTTTTAGTTTTAGCATATTCTTTTTGAAGTTTTTCACGCGTTTTTTCAAGTTGTTTTACTTCACTACGCATTGAATTAACTTTTCCTTTATCCATCATTTCGCTAAATTCTTCATCTTCATCAATACGGCTAAGACGTTCATTAGCAGCATTAACCATTTCTTCAACAGCATTAAGTTTAGCTTCTAATGCAGCTATTTTACCAGTAGCTTCTATTTCTTTAAGTTTATTATTAAATGGACTAGCTGATTCTTTTAAGTATGAATAAACATAATTCTTAATATGTTCATCAAGATCTAAATCACCTAAATTAAGTCTAGGTCTATCTGGTCTTAAACGAGTTACGGAAGGCTTAGTTTCGGGGAAAGTAACCCATCCTTTTTCTTTCCAAGCTGCTAATAATTTATTGGCTTGTTGTGGTCTAGTAAAGTATGAAACAGCATCTACAAGATCTTGTGATGAAAATTCACCCTTTTGAAGTAACTTAACAACATTTATTAAATCTTGTTTTTCGAAGAATTTTTTAGGAGCACCCTTACCTTGACGAGCAGATGCTACATTAATAACTTTAATCATAAATTCAGCTATTGCTCTTCTTTGATCAGAAACATCCATACTAGCAAAATCAGGGCTAAATCTTGCAACTTTATTTATATTTAAATCATATTTTCTAACAGCACGTGCTTCAGGGTCTTTTGCTGTAGGGTCGTCTATTTCTTGGTATAAACCCTCATCTAAAAAAGCAGATACTGCTAATTCAAGTGCTCTATCATCACTACTTAATTCATTAAGAGATTCGGATTCGTTTTCGTTGGTTGATTTTTTATCTTTATAAGCAGAGATGTAACTTGAAGCAGTATTTGTTATATCCTCAAGTTCTTTATTAAGTTCTTTTTCTAAATCATTTAAAAGATCCCCTACTTTATTAGGAGAAGCATTTTCAATTTTTGAAGCATATTTTTTTAGAATAGGATCTATAATTTTATTGTCCTCTTCATCTCCTTGACCTATATCTTTTCTTATGATAGAGGCCATTTTTTTAGGATCATAGTTCTCATTAAGAGATTTAGAATTTTTTATTTCTTTTAAAGCAGAATATATTTCTTCTAAAATAATTTGTTTTACTTCAGCTTTATTCATTATTAGATAGATTTAGAGCATTTATTATATAAATAAATATCAAAGAGTTAACAAAACCTTCCACACCATTAATATATTACCTGCTACGCTAAAAATTAGTGTTTTGGTTAATTTTTGGTTTTGTTCTTCTAATTTACCATTATCATACTTTAAATTTGAGTTTTGAGCTTCTAAACTAGCTCTAGAGACATTACAACTATCTAAAGTTGATTTATAAGCTTTTATTTCTTCATCTCTTCTTGAAATTATAAAATCTCTATAAAATATAATTTCATTGAGTTCAGTAGTGTCTTGTTTTAGAGATTCTACTTCCTCTTTATATAAATCACATAAACTTAGATCTGTAACTACCTCAACTAAAACATTTCTAGGAATACAAATTAAAGAATCTTTATTTATACCGGTTTGTGAGAAACTCAACAAGCTTGTCATTAGACATACTATCAATAGTAGCAATTGTTTCATTATATTGTTTTCTTAATTTGTTTAGTTCTCTATTACGAGCTGAGATTGAGTTTTTTAAGCTATCAGATTTAAATTCTGCTACAACTATTTCTTTTTCAAGACTATCACGTAATAGGTTTAAAGAATCAAGCTCGTTTTGATATTTCCTATTATTCTCATCTACTAAAATACTACAATCAATACAATCTTTATGGGTTAGGTCTATGTACATATAGCAACCTAAGAACCAAAATAAACTTGTTATTAAAACTATTAGTAGAATTTGATTTTTCATATATTAATAAATATCAAAACAAGTTTTTAGTACTTGTTTGACGCGTTCTTCTGTTGATCCTACCAAAACATTATGCCAGGGTCTATGTTTATGGAGTAAATGCTTAATAGTTTGATCAATTTCGTCTCTATATTCTCGATCTGTTTCCCTTACACCATTATCTTCAATAATAGTGCCTTCAGGAGAAACATAAAATATATAGTCATATTCTCTAATAAAACGCTTAGCATATTCTTCAAAAGCATCTCCATCAATATAACTAATAGATTTTGCTAGTCTGGTAAAAGCAATAACATCAATTATTGTTCTATCAGTTATAATGTTTTCTTGCATTAATTCAGTACATCTCTCAGCCAAAAATATATTTTGACCTTTAAGTGTAGAATCAGTATTTAATGGAATACCTAATGAATTAAGATATTTACTACGTTCAGTAGTAAAAGTATAATCTTTAAATTCAGGTATGTCTTTTAAAGCATTAACCAGTGTAGTTTTACCTACACTCATTGTCCCACAAAAACCTATTTTCATAACTCTTCTTTTATGTATTCAATAAAATCTTCAATAATAGTTTTAGATAAATCATAATGGGATTCTTCACCATATGATACTAAATCATCTAAATATGATTTTTTATAATTTTCTAAAAGTTTAATTAATTTTTCCATTAACCTGCGTTTCTTGATTTGAATCTAGGATCTTTATACCAAGGAATACCTTGACCACTTCTTTTATGTTCTTTCCATTCATCTTCAGTTTTTTTAACTCCATAAATATAATATTCTCTCTTACGCTTATCACCTTCTGGTATTAAAGCAGGACCATCCCAATTATGAAGTTTACCATCCCAATAGTAAGCTATAGTTCCATCAGGAGATTTTAATTTTTTAGTTTGAGGAAAGGGTTCTTTTTCTTTGTTATTACTCATTTTATTAATATAATTATCTGTGATTTTGGTGTTAATATAAAGTTTCAGTCATATCATAATAAAATGAATTTCCATCTTCAGTAATCCATCTATCAGATTGATTTTCAACAGAAGGAAGTTCAGTGTCTACT